GACGTTGACGGAGGTATTCTTTGGCCTCTTCAATTTCCTTATCAGTCGGTACCCTCATTTTTATGTTCCTCCTTAATACTTTCCTTTATGCTATTCATGTTTCTTTCTTCTTCCAGTATTTTGGCATCATCTTCCGGTGATACTGGTTTCTGCAAGCCTCGTAGCCGTTCAGTAAGATCAGAGTAGCTTTTAAAAAACTCTTCCATAAACTTAACATCGGGGGTTGCGTTACTAATAAGGAAACAGACTTTGATCCATGTTTCCAAATATTCGCGAAGTTCCTTATTGTTGGCTAACTCCCGAATCCGGGAAAACATTCCGTTGTCATCCCGAAAACGCATACTCCAAAAACCTGACACTGCCTTAATACTGATCCAGTCATGTTCACTGCCATTATCCCTCGTAACAATAAAGTTACCTACCTGAATACCATTTGTTTTTTTGCTCATACATATCTTTATTTAATTGGTTATCAATATATTGTCTTCTTTTATAACGCATTTTTCCAATATCGAAGTTATACCTCCACCATTTTCTCCTTATGCAAAACAGATGTGTCAGAATTGGAATGCTCAAATACACATATCTATATGCAGCCTTTTCCTTCCAATTTCTACTCATAATCAAACATCTACAATTTCAAATTCATCCGCATGTTTTTCTCCAATCCACAGTCTTTTTTGATTTTCAGTAGCGGTCTCATAAATTCTTCCTCTCTTAGAAAGATTTCTTTTCCTGAAAATAGCTTCTTCTCCTAATTCGTTATACATTTTTATTGAAGGTGATAATCCCTTTGCCCTGCAAAAGAACAGTCCCGTTTCCTTATGTCTAAATTTTACTGCCATTCTTATTCCTCCCACGGATTTTCATCTTCTTCCTCAACGTAAATCCGTTTTAATTTGTCTGATACTTCTTTTAATTCACGCTTCATCTGATTTACATGAAATTCAGCTGGCATAGGGATTTCCAATGCTCCCCGTAGGTTATCTATTTTACCAATAACCTCTGCAAATTCATCCGGTGCGATCATACTATTTGGTTCTTATTTTTAATTGTTTGATAATCTTCTCCACAGCGTCCAAGTCAAAAACAGTTGTTCTCTTCTCCATGTGGTACGTCCCCTCCAGTTTCTTCTCCCGGAACAAACGCTGGACTTGATAAATGCTCAATGACAAGCAGGCCGCAAGCCCTTCATGGGTATAAGCGTATCGTTTGCCATATTGATAAACCGGTTTAGCGATCCTTTGCTTATAGTTACCCCGTAGGTCTTCCCGTTTCTCATAATAGAGTTTTTCCGTCAAGGCTGTTCCATACAAACCATACACCTGACCATTCGGGGTTCTTTTTTTACGATAACCGGCTTCCGAAAGAATACGTCCGAATACTGTCACATTCTCTTCTTTGGCATTATTGTCCCTACACCATTTGCAATATTTCCGGTACAGAATGGCCGAAGACATCCATTTGGGTTCAATATCGGCAATTTCCTCATAGCGGCACAGATAGTTCATTTGATACATGAACTTCATTACGGTACTACTTTCCGACTGATATTCATCCATGACATTTTCAAGCTCCTTACTGTCTGTCAACTTATAACCATTGGCGATAAAACGGTCACGTCCTTCCAATATCCAATTGAATATAGCTGGGTATTCGGCCTCCAAATCCCGTGACAGTTCTTTTTTCTGCCGGGCTTTGGGTATCTCCACCTCAAAGGGAATAATGCAAATACGCCGCCTCATTCCATAGCTCCAGTCTTTCAAATACGGCATTTGGTTGGCATTTGCCATAAGCAGAGGAATATTGTAAGCAGTGAAGTTATCGCCATAGATAGGCCGGGCTTCGGTAGGTTCACCACTGATAAGGCTCTTCAACGTGTCACTATCCTTACCAAACTCTAACGCTTGTATTTCAGAACAGTAGTTCAACCGCTTGCCATTAATGAAAGCGATATTTTTTTTTCTCTCATTTCCAGTAATCAATGCACCTATGCCGAAATTGCTGACATTCTCCCGGCCAAGTATGCCCATGATCGTTTCAAAGACTACACTTTTGCCATTGGAGCCGGAGCCACGAAGAACAAGCATAGTTTCCATTTTCGCCACACGCCGGTCAACAAAAATACTTCCAAGAAACTCCTGCAAAACTTTTTGCATGTTTTTGTCCGGCAAAACTTCATCCAGGAACATTCTCCAAAGAAAGATATGCTCTTCCGGCTTGTAGTCATAGGGAACACATGTAGTCTGTACCCAACGGCTGTTGAAAGAATGCGCACGGCGAGCACTCATATCAAACACACAGTTATTGAACACCACAATGGCATTATCAGGCTTCAAGGCTTTTCCTGCCACCACACGCTTACAGACTTTCAGTACACCCTCCACACGGGAATAATCACCATTGGGCATTTTGCATTTACGCATCAAGTCATATATCAGATTGCCAAAATCATCCCATGCCATCTCTTCATATATTCGGCCACTGAAATAGTAAGGCGTACCATTGAACTTACAAATCGAAGATCGTATAATGGCTGCACGCATCAAGTCCTGCACAGCGTCAACACGCGCTGCACTTTTGAACTCTTGTAAGGCGGCATCCAGTTTCTCGCCTTTCATAAGCCCGAAGACCTCATTTAACAACTTCCTATACTTTCCCTTCTCCATGTACAATCTATGAATTTGAATACCCGGCACGGGTTAAGGCCTCAACCATATATACTGACAGATTATTTATAGCAACATCTCCTGAATATCCAAATCGCCACAAATCAGTACGCCAGTCCTCTAAAGATGTGTCACAAGGTATATGATATTTTTGCATAATATCTCGCATCACCGCACAATCTTCATATCTTTCCTCTTCCTGCGCTTTTCTGAACACAGAAACAAAAACGTATCGCCCATAATCAAACAATATAGACTCAAACTTATTCATACCACCGTTTTTATACCCGAAAACAAAGCATTTCTACTGTTTTTATGCTATTTTTCAAGTGTTTTATGCCACAAATATAGCTTATTTTCTACATAATTACCATATAAATACTATTATTTTCTACTTAAAATATAGAATAAACACGCTTTTTTGAAGTCTTTTTGCCATGTTTTTATTCGTTGCATCATTGAAGACCAATAATCGCAAAATATTGATAAACAAAGGATAACTACTCTATTTCAATAGGAAATACAGATGGAACATTCTCTCTGATATGTATGGTTTATGTAGGGTTTTAAAGGCAACTATACATATATAACATATTGAAATACAAATCAATGGAAAAATAGTGCATAGTATGTATAGTTTTTTATGCAAACCATATTATATATATTTTTTTCCCATACGCAATTTACATATAAACTATACATACTATACATTAAATTTCCATTGACCTAATAATGAATGATTTACACATGTATAGTTATGAAGTAAACTATACATATACTATACATTTTCAGAAGTAAAACTATACATCGGACATTCACTTTTGTAATTTATCATTGGAAAAGCCTTAAAAACATCCATTATTGGCTCCAAAAAAGAAAAAAAAATAAAAATCTTGACCGGGATTGAAACATGCTTGGTGTCTTGGGTAGCCGGGGGGGGGTGCCCTCCCTGCTTTCATTATCCAGTTGACCAGCAAAGAAGGAGAAAAGCCGCGCTTTGCCTTGATTCTCTTTATATTATACCTATAATATTAAATATTATCCGGCTTTTCCGCTCCTTCTGCTTTCCGCTTTGCTCGATCAGCTATAAAAAGGCTGCATCTATAACATTGCAAAGGTAGATAATAATGTACTGTTTCCTCTTCTTCCGTGTTTTCGTCCTTCTTCATTTGCTGGAGATCGGCTATTTTCATTAATACATCCGCGCGATCTTTGCCCCTTAAATAAGGTAGGGTTTGTTCGAGGCCTGATAAAACAGCGTCTTTATCTCGGTATTGTACAACATTCCCGGCTTTTTCTTCCTCTTCTGTTTCTGTGTTTTTCTTTTTCTTCTTGCTTTTGGGGCTATCATTGTCAGGAAGGAAGGCGGCGCGGTTATCTTCAAAAGACCGTATTAGTTTATTAATGCCGGGTTTATCCTTTGCAAGTTGGGCGGCTCCGCGTTGCGCCGTTTCTATTTTGGTTGATCGTGGTCTAAATATAGTTGCGTATGCTTCGCCACGACTGGCACCGGATGCAACAAGCATACAAAAGAAAACATCATCCGGGGTTAATTGATAAATTTGCTGTAAATCTGTTACGCGCTTACTGTACACCATATAAAACGATATGAAAGAGTTTATTATATTGGCGTCTCGCGCTCTGTAACTTGCTACAAAGTTAAACAAAGGCTATAAATAAAGCAAATAAGCATATTTAGATGTTTACATCTATAAATATTTCCTTACTTCTTAAATGCTTTATATTTATTCCCTTGTTGTTATATAATATACTGATAATCAATATATTATACAAGTATTAATAAATGCAAAAATAGAATGTTTCCTTAAAAATAAAGATACATTTTGTTTTGTATTACAAATATTATTCGTACCTTTGTAATACAGAAAAGGAGATAAACGGTTAACGTCTTCCACACTTTCCCGTTTTTACTTCTTCTTTGGTTGAATGTTTAATTTAAAATATAAGATCATGGAAGTATTACTAAACTTACAAAACAAAAATGTAACGTTAAACGCCGTACATGTAGCCCCAGAAGGTACAAACTGTTGCAACCGTTTAAAGGTTCATTTTGATGTGTTTCAAGAAACAGCGAAAAAAGCCGCTATTATAAGACTATCAACGGCAAATAGTTTTGAATTGATTCACTATCAGGATAAACACATAGCGTTATTAATTCCTTTTGATCGTATTCAAAAGATTTCATACTAATAAAAAGCCGGATCAGTGCGTTAACTTCTCCGGCCTCCCTTTAAACTTTGCGTTTATCGGTTAACGTCTTCCACAACGTTAAATGCAAAGTTAAGGGAAAAACAAAGACAAACCAAGTTTCACCCTTTAAATTTTGCGTTATGAACACAGATTTATTAATTATCTATATTCGCAATTCTCGCGATATTTACGCGCTTACTGAATGGCTGCAAAATACACTTTTGAAAAAAGTAAACCGCGGCTTAACTCCTTCCGTTGAATATCTTGCAAACTGTTCCACTATGAAAAGATCGTTCGGATGGCTGCAAAAATGCTTTCCGATCAGGATCATAAGACCGCAACCAAGCAAGAAAAAGAACAAGCGGCAAGAGAACACGCGGCCTATATTATCGGATGCGTGGAATATCTTTCTAAATTCTAATAATAACTATTTTTCCGGGGCTGTCATGGCTCCGGGTTACTTCTTACTTTCATTATTCACCCTTTAAATTTTGTATTATGACAACTACAAATAGACTTTGTTACACAGTATCAAAAAGATATATTCAAGCCGGGACAACCTTTAAAATCAATGTTAAAATATTACTGGCTGATGATTGCAAAAATAATATATGCGATTGGAGTATAACGGCGGATATTTACGAACAACGCAA